TTCAATTGGTTGATCAGTCTGTAGAACTACATGATGGAGAGGATAATGAATTTTAAGAATGTTTTTACATATTAAATCACGAATATTATACATAACAGTGCCTGCTGCTTATCCATAGAAACTCATTATACTAGATTAGTAAATAATGAGTTTCTATGTTAGTAAATAAAATAAATAAAATTTTGAAAAAAGTTGTTGACAGTAAATGAAATATACATTAAATTTAGAATAACAAAACGAAAGGAGTTGCAAGTTTGGAAAAAGAAAGAATCGTTTTAGCAATTGCAACATTGAATCAAGCATTGGAAAGTTTAGAAGAAGGAAATAAATTAAGAACGCTAGGATTACTTACAGAAAGTCGCGAGTACATTAAAGAATTACGCTGGTTATTAAAGGATCAAATAGAAAGTGAAAAAGGAGAAGAATAAAAAATGAAAACTGGATTAGGTTGGAGAGGATATCGACCAAAAAGAGTAAAGGTGAGTGCAGGATCAGTAAGGGAATTGGAACTAATCGTAACTGAAAAAGAAAAAAATGATTGGAAATTAGTAAGCCGATTCGTAAAAGAAGCGAATGAATACATAGTGAAACAAACCTCTAATAGCAGAGAACGATACGAATATGCTGAAAAATGGAGTTGTATGATGGAGTTTACAAGAAAAGAAAAAATAGTTTAATATTTTAAGAATGAATTATACATATAGGTGAATATAATGAAGCAAGAACGATACATATTAGATGAAATGGATAAGGAAATCCTGGAGAGTTTGAAAGTGCAATTGAGGATTCACACTGAAATGTTGATTGATCGAAATTTAAGGAAATCCAACATTGAAATAGAAGTAATACACTTCTTAAAGAAATTACTTTTAAAAGAATAAAATAAACATATAATAATAGGAGGAATTAAAATGGTAGAGAAATTAAAATGTTTTAAAACTTTATCTAATTTAAATGCATTCGAAGAAGGACAACAATATTACATAATTTCAGAAGATAGTGATAATTACGTGGTGATCAATGCGCAAGGTAAAACGCACCGACTTTCTAAAAATAAACAGTCAGCTTCATATTACGGCCAATGGCTTTCATTGGAGGAAAAATAATATGACTGATAAAGAGAGAGTGGTCAGATTTAAAAAATTACATAACAGATTCTTTGTTGATCACAAAGAGATTGATTGGATAATCGAGTATGTAGATCAGTTGCAAAATGATGTTGAAAGAGAAAAATATGAACGCACCAAGGAACAGGCGAAAATTGAATTAGCATATGAAATGATGAAGAATTTATTGAACGAAATGAAAAGTTTCAATTCTTTAGAAGGATGGGATGTTGAGGATATTTTTGAAATAATTGATGAAATTGAAATCTAAATAAAAGAAGTCTTTTACCGTAATGAATTATAGACTAATATTGTGTAATAAGGAGAGAGGTAAAATGAACAAGATTAAATGCAATACTCCGAATTGTGAAACCATAATTCACCACGAAGAAAAGACAGGTATGCTAATTTGTAAGAGTTGCGGGGATAAAGTGACTATTATGGATTTGGAAAACGAGTTAGATATTTGTAGCAAGTGCGGACTTATAGAATTACCAGAAGATTACCCTTACCACAAATGCGAACAGTGTATGCAGTATGACTTAAGACACGATAAATAATGTCGCAATTCGAAACAAGAGCGAACTATATAAAATATTTGTTTTATTGAAGGAGATGGAATGAAAATGAAAAAATTATTGATCGATTATATTCGTGAAGAAAGTCAATGTAATTATGCAGATACATACGATTATTTTAAGGACTTGAATCAATGTGATGATGAACTTAAAGCTAAATATTTAACGGAGCTGTTCATGTATATTCTTCAGCAAGAACATATCGAAAATTCAAAATAAAACAGTTATTTTATAAGGTGGATGAAGATAATGATAGCATTAGAAAATGCCAATGAAAACTATTTTATTGAACGGTTATGGTATTTCATAAATAAAGATGGTATTGATAAAGAAGATGCAAAAACAATTCTAAGTAAAGAAATAGCAGAACAGATTTCGAAAGAAAAGAAGTACAAGAATTTCTCACAGTATTTTAAACCATTAGAAGATGCCTTGAGAGTAATTGACTGGCCGCATTGGAACAATGTATTTGATCCTCCTAAAATATTTGAAAAACCAGTATTAAACTTAAAGATTCCAGGCATTTATGAAATAGTAAACATAAAAAATAATAAGAGATACATAGGACAATCAAAATCAATTAAAACAAGATGGAACAGTCATAAAACTGTGCTTCGAACAGGATATCATCATTGTAAGAATCTTCAAAAAGAATGGAAGGAATTTGGAGAAAATGCTTTTAAATTTAATGTAATTCAAGAAATTTCAAACGAAGAAGACTTGACATTTTTTGAAAGGTATTGGTGGGAAAATGCAATTGGAGAAAAATACAATGACTGTTATAGGATTATGAACGATAAGGACTATAAGTTGAAAAAATTAGAGTTGTATGTTTTAAAACTAGAAAATGATCTGGCTAAATATAAGATTGAGAGGACTTGATGAAATGAGTATAAAAATGGATGATTTTCTCAAAATTGATGAGTGCGTAGATAAAGCAATGGGACTGTTTGTTGAATTAAAAAATATGGCTAAAAATGGTAATAAAAGCGAATTAATGGAATTATTAAATGCTATGGAAATTGAAGTAAATAGAGTTTTTAAAATTATTGAATAAATTGTAAATTAAAAATAGAAAAGGGGAGATTTAAAATGAAAGAAATGAAAGAAATGAAAATTATTCCTGTAACTATTGAAGATAAAATTAATTTGGTAAAATGGTGCGCAAGGAATTTCAAGTCACCTTCTAGAGAAGTACATACGATTTTTAACACACTATTTAATAATAAAAAGCTACTTGAGAAAGTTAAATTTGTTGAAAGCAATACAAAAGTGTCAAGAGCGCTAACTATTAAATCTAGTGATGTAGCAGGAGCATACGGATCACCTGTAATTTATACAAGAGATAATAATCCAAATGCTACTACTGCAAAAGCAATCAACGACTTATTTGATGAATCTCATAACTTTTATATCCAATTAGAATTCAAAGATAAGTTTAAAACTCCTGAATTTGTTGCTGCACTTGACGTAAATCCATTCGTTAAGACAGTTGAAGTTACACCTTCAGCAGAAGAATTAGAATACATAAATGAAACGTTAATTAAAGCAAGAGAACAATATGAAAAAGAAGAAACATATAAGCTTATTGATAAGGCACTTGATGAACGCGATGAAGATGCATTTTTTAGACTTACTAGTAATACAATTTTATAAATAAAATATACATAAGTAAGAGGTGGTAATGGTGGTTGGATCATTCTATGAGTGGCAGCATCTTGAATTGAAAGAGCTGCCTAAGACTCAATATACGGTTAAAGGTGTTAGAGAAGATACTGTAATTTTATATAAGTGGATAAACTTTGATGACTATGTAATGGAAGAACGTAAGATCAATGAATTCAAACACCTTGTTAAAGAAGGGTGGAGTTAATATGAGTGCGCATGAACCTTTACTTATACTTTTAGTATCATTTGGTATATCAGGATGTGTAGCAGCAATTTCAGGTTTTATATTTGATCTAATAGTTGGAAACAATTACATGTTTAAATATGAAATATTTATGTTCTTGATTGCTGTTTCATCATTGGTATTCGCCTTATATTTAGGAAAATAATAGATAAAATGGAAATTTTAAGGAGAGTGAACTATGGCGAATGTAGATAAAGAAGTAGCTGTTAAATATAAATTACAGCTTAATGAAAAGGAATATTTCGCAATTTTAGCTTTGATTGGTAGATCTACTTATGCTGATCTCATAGATAGTTTAAATGAACGATATAGTATTAGATTAGGTAGAGATGAAGAAGAGGAATATGAGATCATTTCAGGTGACGAATGGAATCAACTTTATAAATTACTTGATGATAATAAATAGAGGAGAGGGAGCATTGACAGAACGAATTAATCACCTTAAATCTGAGATTAAAAGAGTCAACGGGGAATTAACAAGACTTTCTGGTTTCACTCTTTCTTCAGATATTGCCGTACAAAGTCTAAGAAAATATAAAAAAGACTTATACAATAAGATTGAGTTGCTAGTAAAGAAACTAATTAAAATTAATCATTTATAGAGAATAAAATAAACAATAACAGGAGGAATTTAAATGGTTTCAACCTTAGAAAAGTACTTTAAGCAATTAGATGAATCATTAAGTGAATTAGGTCAATCAGATTCAACTATTGAATATGCACCCCACGCAAGAGAACCGTTTGATAAAGTAGTGGCAGTTCTAAATGATATCCGTACATACATGGGTGGGAATTCAAGATCGTCTGAATATTACTTCGATAATGAAGATTAAAGAAAAAAATAAAATCAAGATTTTAACTAGAATAATAGGAGGAATGAAAATGGGTATAGATTATTATGCATGTAATAATTGTGGAGATACTTTTCCGGATTGTGGACATTATGTAAGCTGTGAATGTGGTCAACATTGGTGTAGTTATAGTTGTGCAGAAGCAGATGGTTACAAATACGAAGAATATGAAGATGAAGATGGGGATATGTTCGAAGAATCGACTTGTAACTTTTGCAGGAAAGAAGACTTTGAGGATTATGAATTACTGAGTTTTGCTTTAAGTAAACTTGATCTATCTAGGCAAGATCTAATTAAACTGTATTCAGAAAATAAGCCAAAATAAAATAAAGCTTTTATCATGAAGGAGAGTAAATACATTGTTAATAAATATAATGATTGGAATTCTCGTCTATATAGTGATTGGCTTAGGTTTATTGATGTACATTGCTAAGGAAGAACCTATGGTGCTTTACGGTTGGTGGTTTGTTATTCTGTTTTATCCATATTTACTCATTAGAAATTTGTTTAACCGTTAGTATGGATTAATAAATAAAAAATACATATAAGGAGTGATTACAATGGAACGTAAGAAAAAACGTTCAGGATCGCTCAGACGTAGGCTCAAATATTTATTGCTGCTACTATTACTATCATTCAATTTTACATTCGCGTTTGGGTACATAAGTAAACTTAATCAAAGAATAAATGAATTGAATCAACAAGTTCAAACACAGCAAGCATTAATAAATCAAACTGATGCACAAGTACAAAATATACAAAAAGCAGTAACATTACATGAAATGAAAATTAACATACTGTCAAAAGCAGAGCCAAGTAAAGTTATACATACGATTACGAAGGTTGTAGAAAGTGTACCAAACATAGAGCCATCTAACATACATTTGGTTGATCCTACTGTTGTAGTAACGACAGTAGGAGTAGTTGTAAAGCTGGCCACTGATCTTTCACATGGTATAGCAGGTGTGTTTGGTTTTAATTAATACATAAGATATACATATAGAATGCATACATAATAAAATGCCTACTTTATCTAGAAGAAGAAGGAGGAATATATTGAAACAATGTAGCGCGTGTCTTGAAAAATTTACCGCAACATCAGAGAATTTCTACAAAAATAAAAATAATAGTGATGGTTTGCATTCATACTGTAAAGAATGTGCAAAGAGTAAGTCATTAAAATACAGAAACGAAAACATTGAACGAGCCAGAGAGATTAGTAGAAATTACTATTTAAAAGATAAAGAGAAGCATAGGAAAGTAGTCAAGGCTTGGGATCACAAGAATAAAGAGAAGAAAAAAGCGTACCTTAAAGATTGGCAACAAAATAACAAAGATAAAATTTCCGAATATAGAATTGCCAGAAGTAATAAAAAACATGATATCTCATTGAATGAATGGGAAAATTGTAAAGCCTATTTCAATAATGAATGTGCATACTGCGGAATTTCAGAAACAGAAGCAAAAGTAAAATATAATAATGTATTACATAAAGAACATGTTGATCATGAAGGAGCAAATGATTTAAGTAATTGTATACCTGCATGTAAAAGCTGCAATTCAAGTAAACATGAAAATAATTTTGAGGAATGGTATAGTGAAAAAAATACAAATTTCACATATGATCGTTTAGAGAAGATTGTTAAATGGTTAAGTGATGATTTTTATAAATATATCGATTAAATTTTACTTAGAAAGGAAGAACAGGATGAATCCAGAATTTAAAACTGCAAATGCAATCTTTGTGCTTGATGGTAAAGTAATTGGTGAAATGCAAACACTTAATGCGAAAGTTGAAACAGAAGAGATCGAACTTAAAAACAATGAAAATTTTAAACTATTTAATCATGAATACACTGCTACATTGGAAAATGTTCAAATTAGTGAGGAGTTCGTAGGAAAGCTAATATCAAAAAATAAAAAGTTTACAGTTGTATGTTCAGGAACAAAGATACCTAGAGGAAGAGTTTTACCTAAGAAAAAGCGTATCCGCAATAAATGGATCAAAAAGTATAAGCGAGAAATGGTATTGGAAAATTGTGAATTTGTTTAAAAGGAATATTTTAGTGACCACTAGACAACGCCATATGAAAGGTTGGTAATAAATGAACAGTGTTTATAAAGCGTTCCCTCAAGCTAATCTAATCAGAGAATGGGATAAATTACTTAAGCTATCTAAAGAAGAGGTAGTAGCTTTGTACGAACAATGGAAAGATATTGAAAAAGAAAACAGAGAAACCAATACAAAAATGTATAACGAAAAGAACGAAAAAATTAACGAAGTAGCAAAGTATTTAAAATCTACTGGAATTGATCCTTATAAATATAAGGTTAAAGGTTTTTTCAAAGAAACAAGTGGCTTTCAAGCATGGTTTAAGAAAAATATCGCTGACGAAATATCTAAAAAGTATCCATATTATCACAATACTATGCCATATGGACATCCTACAAAAGTAACCGTAAATGGTGTGGAGTTATGGAATAATCAATCTCCAACAACCATTGTTGAGCTGCATGAAAAGATCACTTGGCAATATAATTCCAAAATTAGAGAAGTTCAAAAGGTTGATAAATTACTGGTCAAATCAATTGAGTATGCAACAAAGAATGGTATTAACATTGAGGATTTCGAGCCAAAAGATGTAATTAGCATTGTTTCAGAACATGCAAAAGACCAATATTTAAAAGAAGAATGTCCAGATGGAACTGAAGTATACCTGAAACATGCATGTTATGAATGCAGCACTTATACCATGGGTGAACGAAGATGTTCTTGTGGTAATAGGAGAATTTCAATTTCGGTTGAAGGCGACTTAATAGATGGGTTTTATCATTATCCAGAAGCCTACTAGAGATCAAAATAAGAATTTTACATTAAATAAAATAATTTAAAGTATTTTTAAAAAAGTACTTGTAATAAATAAAATATACATGTATAATCAAGATATACCAAGTGAGAGAAAGGTGGTGAGAACGATGAGTGAACAAGTGTTTAACTTGAATGAGAAAGCGTATAACTATTACATTACTAACGTGAGGGGGAACGCAAAAACATCATTTGATCTTGCACAGAAAAAGCTAACTAGAAATATTAAAATGTCAAAGAAACTTAAACAATCAACATGGCAAAAGTTAACTGGTAAACAAATTTACCAATATGGTAATCTACTAATCACTGTATCAAAAGATACAATTGTTGAAGTGGTAAATCATAAAGGTGATCAATTACCAGGTTGGAAATCCAACAAAGTAGCAAAAAAGAAATGGAATAAGAAGTTAGAGATTAAATAATACATAATTAAGAATAAAATAAGCAAATACATAACTGGTAATAAAAGAACTGTTTTACCCAAAAATATAATCGAACTAAAGGGGATAAATAAATTATGGCAAACACATTTGAAATCGTAGGAAAATTATCTGTAGGAAAAGAAAGTGAAAAATTCAAACCTTATGAAGCTACATCATTCCCTAGTGGATGGGCTAAATCACGATTACTATTCAATGTTCAAGCAGCAGAGAATCGACATATGTTGCAAATTGAAGGTATGTATAAAGAAGATGGTACTGGAACGCTTTACACTTTCACAAAAGGAGTTGTTGATCCAACTACTCACGAACGAGCAAAAGGTGAAAGTTTACAGGTTGCCTGGAAGGATCGAAATAAACCAGAAATTTTAGAAAAAGTAGCTGAATTTAAAAAGTTTGTTGTTGACTTAGAACAATATGGAAGACGATATAAATTAGAAAATGCAATTGAAAAACAAAATGAAGGTACTCTTACTGATGAAGAGTTAAATGAATTAGGTGTAGATGCTGAAGAATTACAAGTTGAATTAGAATCAAGTAAGAAGAAGCGTAAAGAATTCTTATCTGAATATGACTTTACAGAATTCCTTTATAAATTACTTTCATCTGATAAATTTAAAGATAAAGTATTCAAAGTTTCAGGTAATATCGTACATAGCGAATACAACGGAAAGTTTTATAAAAAGTTAATTCCATCTCGAATTTACTTAGTACCAAGTGATACAGAACAAACTTCAATGGGGATCATCAATGTATTTTACAATAAAGAAAGTTTAGATACAGCTAGTCATAGCTCAACTAAAAAATATTATGTAAATGGATTTGTACGTGATTATGATGGTCAACGAAAAGAACAAGTACCATGTCCAATCCAATTAGTTCTTGATGACACAAATGAAGATGAAAAGGTAAGTAAAGTAGTTAATATTATTAAAAAACAATTTGAAGTTAAAGATACTTCATGGAAAGAATTTGGTGTAAAAGTTAAATTATTAGATGGCGCTCAAAAGGCCGAAATTACAGAAGATATGTTAACTGATTTCCAAAAAGAAATGCTTGAATTAGAAGCAATCACAATGGATGACATTCGTAAAGAAATTGGTGGAGATGTATATGGTGAACGTGTACAAGAGATTGTAGTTGTAAATGTATCAAAAGGATTTACAAAAGGCCGAAAAGATACAGTATATCTTGATAGTGATTTCGTTGTTAAAGCAGTTGAACCTAAACCGGAAAAACAAGAGACTAAATATGAAGATGATGATCTTGGTTTAGATGATTTAGAAGATATTCTTTAATAAATAAAATATACATAAAGTAACATGGTATGAGGGTTCTTGCTTGAGCCCTCCTGAAATTTTAAAAAAAATAAACCAATTAAAAGGGGATAATTAAACTATGGCATTCAAAAAACCACAAATCAATAAAATTGCAACTGATATTAAGGAATTATCAATCTACATTCGTACATTAAAGAAGTTCGGAAAAACAACGTTATTCAGAGACACTATCATCGAAAAATATGGTGATCCTGAAAAGGGATTATTAGTTGGATTAGGTGCTGAAATTGGATATACACTGTTAGATAACTTAAATGTTGTACATATGGAAACTTATCAAGAATTAGTTGAGCTGAAAAATTGGTTAATTGAGGGAAAAGGGAAAGAGCATGATATTCAAATGGTAGCATTTGATGTGGCAGAAGAATTAATTCCAATTGTAGAAAAAGAAGTAATTCGTTTGTCTGTAATTGATACTAAGAAACCATGTAAATCAATCAATGCTGCATATGGAGGATATGGAGCTGGAGGAATTAAAGTAGTTGAACTAATTCGTGACTATTTCTTGGAATTACGTAAAGCTGGATTTGGAGTTTGGATGATCGGGCATACGAAATTCAAAACGATCAAGGAAAAAGGTGGACTTGAAGAAGATGGTTATATGCAATTAACTTCTAATCTACAAGGTAATTATGAAGCAGCATTCGGAGATGTATTTGATCTTACGCTTACAGGATATATTGATCGCGAGATTGAAGAAGAAACTGTAGGAGAAGGTGATTACGAGAAAACTAGACGAAAAGCAACTGGCGAGGTAAGAAAATTATACTTCCGATCTACAACTCTAATTGACGCAGGAGGACGATTTGCTTTTGGTGCAGTACCAGAATATATGGTATTTGATAAACCTAATATGGCAAAAGAATTTATTGAGACAGTTGAAAAAGGGATGGCACTTTCTAAAACTGGAGCATTGAATAATAAAGATGTTAATGTAGTTATTCCTGAAGAAAAACAAGCTAAAGTTGAGGAACCAGTTATCGAAGAAGTAGTTGATGAAATTACAACATCCGAACCAGAAGTTGATTTAGAGAAAAATAAACAATTAAAAACAAAGGTCGCAGGGAAATATAAAACTGCTACTGCTGAACAAAAAGAAAAAGTAAAAGAAATTTTAGGTAATTATGGTGCTACTAAATTAGACGAAACAAAACCAACTCAAATGTTTGAAGATATTTTAGAAATTCTATAAGTGAATAGGGAGGAAGTGATTCCTCCTTTTTTGTTTAAATTTAAGGGGGGAATTTACTTGTTAGTTATTTGTAGAGGATGTAAAAATAAGATTGAGAGAAATGATGCATTTAAAGTAGTTGTTAAAAATAAAAATACATATTATTGCAGCGCAAAAGAATACGAAACTATTAATATTGAAAAAGAAAGTAAAAATAAATCAATTGATCTTGCCTTTGAAATAATAGGAGAGACAACTAATACGGCATTATTCAAAGAACTTACTGAAATTGCAAAAGTACATACTTATTATAAATTGTTTAAGTTTTTGGAGGAAAATACAATTGAGTTGGACAGTGCGATTTCTGGAAATACATTCGTTCATGAATATGCTAAAATTAGATATTTCGCGGCTATAATTAAAAATCAAATTGGAGATTTCAAAGAAAAAATTGAAAATACAGAAGTAAATGATTATGTAGATATCGTGGAAGAAGTTAAATACACTACAACAAAGAAGAAGTCATTTGCTGATTTTATAGATGAGTATTAAAAAATATTGATTAAAAATAAAATATACATTAAAATATAAGTAATGAAGTTAATAAATTTTAGGAGAGATCAATATGAGTTTTATATCTGGAGTTAAAGAAAAGTACCCAAAAGAATTACTTGAAGGTAGACTAGGAACAGAAGGTAATACAGTATTTAGTTTTTGGAAAGATCCCAACTTGTATAAGGAATATAAGGAAATAACAACAGAAAACTTTTTAACTGAAGATGCTAGGTTTTATTTTTCAATCGGAAAACATATGAGTAAATTATACAAAGTATTCGATGAAGTTTCTGTGTTATCTTACTTAAATGACAATGAAATTTTGTTAAACGGATTCAATGAACGCGGTGGTTATGATGTAATTTATAATACGATGGACATGTTGAACTCAAATAACGTTGATCAATACATAGATATTTTAAATAGAGAAAACATCTTACTCAAATTACATGAGGATGGATTTAATTTATTAAAGGAAATTACAATTAACGACAAACAAATCATTCCTATTAAACTACTAAGAAAAATGAGTGCAGCAGAAACATT